GATGGTGCCAACTTGGGGGACTCTGGACTTTTGTGGCGCTCCACGGAGCCTTCTCTCTTATAGGTTTCATGCTTCGGCAGTTTGAGATTGCTAGACTAGTAGGGATTAGACCATACAATGCGATTGCTTTCTCTGGTCCGATTGCTGTCTTTGTCAGCGTTTTCCTTATGTACCCTCTCGGGCAATCTAGTTGGTTCTTTGCCCCCTCGTTTGGTGTTGCGGCAATCTTCCGTTTCCTCTTGTTCCTCCAAGGTTTCCATAACTGGACACTCAACCCCTTCCACATGATGGGAGTTGCTGGTATTCTTGGTGGGGCTTTACTTTGTGCCATTCATGGTGCTACAGTAGAGAATACTCTGTTTGAAGACGGTGAACAAGCAAACACTTTCAAAGCATTTGAACCGACTCAGGAAGAAGAGACTTATTCTATGGTTACGGCTAATAGATTTTGGTCACAAATTTTTGGTATTGCTTTTAGTAATAAACGTTGGCTTCATTTCTTTATGCTTTTTGTCCCCGTTATGGGATTGTGGACCAGTAGTATCGGTATTATTGGGCTTGCACTTAACTTACGAGCGTATGATTTCGTATCTCAGGAAATTAGAGCTGCAGAAGATCCTGAGTTTGAGACGTTCTATACCAAGAACATCCTATTGAATGAAGGTCTACGTGCCTGGATGGCACCTGTCGATCAACCTCATGAGAACTTTGTGTTCCCAGAGGAAGTCTTGCCAAGAGGTAATGCTCTGTGATAAACTTGGAGGGGTAACCCTCCTTTTTTTATGGACTACGAAGAATATCAAAATAAAAGAAAAGAAATAAGTGAAGCAAAACAAGCAGCAGTGCGTTGTTGGGCAGTTGTAGTTGGACATCTTTTTGTTGCTCCGATATCATCTATCTACTACTCAGCAAAAACTAATCACTGGAAACCGACTTGGATTGCAACTGGTATTGCTGCCGTCACTATCCCTCTTGCTGTTGTTGATGCTGGAATCACTCTGAGTCTTGCTCCTCCGATTACTTCTGCAGCAATGATTATCTCTAACACCACAGAGAAACGTCGTAAGTTGCAGGTATTTGGACCTGAACAAGCAGATCATATTCTTTTTGAAAGGCAAAGTGTCCAACAATAGACCGTATGAACCTATGCCCAACTGGGTGACCTGGGCAGGCATAGGTCTTATGATATTCACCGTTATTATTTTCCTAGTATTCACTCTTAGTGTAATGTATTTCGGATGATTAGTTCAGAGACACCTGAAAAACTTAGAGAAATCATTATAGATACTTGGCCGAACCTTTACAGACCTCCAAAAAAGGAGTATAATGATGACAATCGAAGGAAGACCCGTGCTGTCTAACAAAACTTACAAGAAGTATGTTCTTGAGCACCTTGAGAACTGGGTTCATGATGCCATTACTACTGAGGATGTCACTTCTCAAGAAGTTTATGATGTCGTCGTCAAATGTATTGAGACTAATGTAAAGTATCATAAGGATAACTTTGATAAGAATGCAGAACTTCTTTCTCTACTGAAGGGTCATCGTCCTTCTGTATTTGATGCCTCTGCTCATGAGTTTGATAACTATGAGTACGATGCTGCTGGAGCAAAGTTTCCCAAAGTAGAAGGAAAGGATTGGCACGATTTCTGGGAGTCCTATGAAGAACCTTCTACTCAATACACTGAAGAAGAAATGGACGCAATGTGCGAACGTGCGGCAACCGAAAACGATAAAGAGAAGTGTCGTGAGTATAACCTGCGTGAAGCAGAGTACTATACCAAACGTGCTGAACTAGATGCTGAAGACGATCGGAAAAAGCAATGTACTTGTGATTATTGATTATGAAAGAAGTTAATTTTAAATTAAACGTTCAGGAAGTTGGTGTTATTCTTTCAGCACTTCAACTTTTAGAACTTACTGAAGAAAACTACATTGCCAAAGAATATGGTAGTGTTGCAGCACTGTATGATAGGTTAAATGAAGTCTGGGAGGAAATGGATACATCAGAAACTGGAATTAGAAATGATGTAGTTCCCTCCTTCTAAAACGAAAATCATCTTTTCTTTTCAAGATCTGGGAAAAAAATTTTCCCAGATTTTTTTGTCTCTAGGGGTTGATTGCATGAAGGTCTAAATAATACAGACTAATAAATACACAGATTTTGAATGGCTAGCATTTTCAAGCCAAAAAGAAGTAATGTTGTAGGTCGTGTTCCAACAACTGCCGATTTAGCTGATGGTGAAATTGGTGTTAATATACCAGACACTAAAATCTATATCAATTCTGGTGGAATAATTAGTGTAATTGCAGATTCTGCTGCGGGTGGTGCTGGATACACTGTTGTCAGTGCTGACGAACTACTCACCGCAAATAAAAGATATGTCATTGATACAAGTGGTGGTCCTATCACATTGACCATGCCAACTTCACTTTTGACTGCAGGATCGTTCATTGAATTTGTAGATTACAATGGTTATTGGAATATAAATAATGTTACTGTCATCAATCCTGGTATTGGTTTATATGATGTTGGGGGAAATCTAGACGAGTTCCCACTATATCTTGACATGGCATATTCAGGGATGAAAATCATATATGATGGAACAAACTGGAGAATGGCATCGGTAACTTAAATGGCACTTTCACAAAGCGGATCATATCAAGGAGACATCAGTAGATCTAATAGCTACTGGGTGTATGCTCTAAGAAGAGACGGTGAAGGTATGCTTTACCTCACCAAGGTTTCCAGTGCATCAACTGAAACTGGAGTTGACGTTGGTATTAGAAGTGACGGAACTCAGGTTCCTGAGTTCGGTGATTACGAAGATTACGTGCTTGAAACAACAGCAGAAAAATCTTTCTTCAATCACCCACAAGATAAATATCAACAGTTCCGATTTGACAGTCGTAACTTAAATTATTTTATAGATGATGATGGTTACTTTGTTTTAAAAGTAACTGGTATCCACACTTATTCTGGACCTGTATAACGAGAACCAACAATGGCTGAATTTAGACTTGGAAGACTTAAGTTTAATTGGAGGGGTGACTGGACTGTCTCCACGGCATACGTCATCGATGATGTAGTTTCTATCGGTGGTAACGTATACGTTTGTGTTGTAAACCACACATCGGCAGGAACTGCAGATGGTTGGTACGGAACTGACTTCAACATCGGAACTCCAAGATGGGAGTTGATGGTTGCTGGTGTTGATAGTGTTGGCATTTTTACCAGTGGAACTTATTACGGTCCAAACGATGTAGTTTCTTACGGTGGTGTTCTCTACAGAACTCTTACACCACATGTAGGAACGGCGTTTACCAATGCATACTTTACCCCTTATGTTGAGGGTTTTGGTAACGTAACATCCTTCTCTACTACTACCGACTATAAACTTAGAGATTTAGCATCATATAGTGGCAATGTTTATCTTGCCTCTACAGCAATTGCTGCTTCCAACACATATCCCAATGTCAGTGCTGACTGGGATCTTCTTGTAACAGGAATCTCTACATCTGGTATTGCGACTTATAGCAATGCAGTACCATATTCTCAAGGCACTGTAGTAACCTATGGTGGTGATAGTTATATTGCTATTGCATCTTCTGTTCCTGCAGGTATTGTTCCTGATGGTGCTGCTACTTCTGCAGATAACTGGGCTGTTCTTGCCCGTGGTCTGAGGAATCAGGGTGCATGGAGCACTTCCACCACATACTATAGAAACGATGTTGTAACTTATACTAGTTCTTCTTACGTTGGTATTTCTACTCTTTCTATTGGTAATCAGCCAGATGTAAGTCCTTCTCAATGGCAACAACTTGCTGCTGGTGCTGGTGGTGCTGTTCTGACTGATAGAGGTGACCTGCTCACCAGAAGTGCATCTGCTCCTACCAGAATTGGACTTGGATCTCAAGGCATGGTTCTGCAGAGTGATGGAACAGATCCACTCTGGGAATATTTTGGTAATCAAAAAGACAACTACTACGTTGGTCAAAACGGTAGTGACACTGATGGTGATGGTAAAACTCTTGAAACGGCATGGAGAACCATTGGATATGCTCTTACTAATGTAAGTGCTCCTGCTGCCATCAACGTATTTGCAGGAACCTATGCAGAAAATCTGCCAATGACAATCCCCGAGGGGGTTGATATTATTGGTTCTTCTCAGAGACAAGTCTTTATCCAACCAGCAACTGCTGGCATGGGTACAACGACCATGTTCTTCATGAGCAACAATACTTTGATTGCTGATTGTACTGTTCGTGGTCTATGTGGATATGCTAAAACAAATGATAGTCAACATGCAATCTTAGGTGTTAAACCTGGTGAGGTTGGTTGCTACTTCATGCTGAATCAAAACTCACCAATCCTTACTAAATCACCTTATATTAGAGACGTTACTTGTTTCTCTGGGCCATCTATTAGTGCTAGGGTTGGATTCCCTGGTAACACTGGATCTGCCATCGGTGCCTACATTGATGGAGCAGTTCATGCAGGTGCTGGCGTAACTGGTGCTCAGTCCATGGTTATGGACGCATACACCCAAGTTAATGACGAAGGTATTGGTATCTGGGTTGACAACTTAGGTAAAGCAGAACTCGTTTCTATTTTCACCTACTTCTGTGATTTTGGATATGTTTCAAATGATGGTGGTATCATTCGTTCTCTGAATGGTAACAACTCTTACGGTCAGTATGCTCTGGCTTCTTTCAATACATCACCATTAGAGACACCAAAAACTGCATATATTGTTGGTGAAAGACTGGATATTCAGGCAACAACATTAACTGGATCCATCTCTGTTGGACAGTCAATCACTGGTAATGATAGTGGTGCTGTTGGATTTGTTATTGACGATCAAACTTCTGCTGATCCCCCATTTGTTCTCTTTGAATATGATTACATCAACAATCCAGTAGTTGGATTTACTACTGCTGAGATGATTACTTTTGGAACTCCTGGTGTCGGTGAAACTGCTAGAACTGCTGCCACTGTTCCTAATCCAACTGGAACAAGAGGATTCCTTTTCCATGTTAGTGGTCTAACAGAGGAACCACAACCAAGAGGTGTTATCCAGTTTGGTGATACACAGTACAGTGGTCTTGGTTCCGATGGTAAGACAACCTATGGTCTTGGTGTTGTTTCCATTGGTGTCGGAACCGATGCGAATGCCTATACACTTTCTGCTGTAACAGATTATGTACCAGGAACTTTCGGTGTTGTTGGTACTTATAACACTACTCAGATTGCACTTGGTGCCCAAGGAACCTATACTAACGTTCCCGTAACTGGTGATCAGTCTGGTGGAGGAACATTCCTGACCGTTGGTGTTGGAACTACTGGTTATGTTGAGAGCATTGAGGTTACCACTGCTGGTGCAAATTATGTAGAGGGTGAGCAAATTACCATTGATGGATCTAACATTGGTGGTCTTGCTGGTGCTGCTGTTACTGCTGCTGTCTTCCCTAAATTCGGAACTGCTACTCTGAGACTTGCTGAAGAGAAGACCATTGCTGCTGCTACAAAACAAAAAGCAACAATTGTCTATGACTACTCTCAGATTCGTGTAACGGGTCATGACTTCCTTGACATTGGTATTGGTGGTACTCTTGCTTCCAGATATCCTTTGAAGCCAAATACCCAACCAATTGAAGGTAATCAAATTAATGAATATGCACCTGCTCGTATCTTCTTCGTAACCTCTGACCAAGATGGTAACTTCCGAGTTGGTAATTACTTCCGAGTCGATCAGGCAACTGGTAGTGCTACCCTGAATGCTTCTGCGTTCAACCTGTCTGGTCTGACTGAACTGAGACTGGGTTCTCTGGGTGGTCAAATCGGTGTTGCAATTAACGAGTTCTCTTCTGACGGAACTCTGTCTGGTAACAGTGACTCTGCTGTTCCTACTGAGAGAGCAGTCAAGACTTACGTTGATTCTATTGACGTAACCAACCAACCCAAGATGAACATTACTGGTGTTCTTACCAGTACAAGATTCATCGCAACTGATGTCAGTGTTGTTGGTCCTTCTACCTTCACTGGACTGGACAAAGTTGAAATTGGTGTTGGTAATACAGCACTGACGGTTACTGGTGATGCAAGAATCACTGGAATCTTGACGGTTGGTGAGTCTTCTATCACGATTAACCCTGATACCGAGACCATTGATGTTCAGAAGTTAAACGTAACTGGAATTTCTACGGTCGGTTCTCTTGAGGCAACTGCTGGACTCAACGTTACTGGTGTTCTCACTGCATCGCAGAGCATCACAGTTAATGGTATAACACAAACAGCTGGTATTGCATATACAGTATTCGGTGGTCAAAAGAATACTTACACCGATCCTGCACCTAAGGGTGGATATACTTGGGAGTCTAGAACCTTCTGGGGTCCTGGTGAGTTTGTTACTAGTACTCCAATGACTATTGATTTTATCGTCATTGGAGGTGGTGGAGGTGGATCCGTGTTCTACTCCACACAAGGAAATGGTGGTGGTGGTGCTGGTGGATTAGTCATCGGTAGAGGTGTTCCAATTAATGCTGGTAGCTACGGAATCAGAGTTGGTGAAGGTGCATCTCAGCAAAGAGCTGGATATCCTGGTAACTCTGGTGACAAAGGAAGAGAAAGCTGGATTTATGGTCCTGGTCTTAATGTCACTGCCCTTGGTGGTGGTGGTGGACAAACTCCTGGAGCACCTCCAACTCACTACAACTATGGTTCCTTTGGTGGATGTGGTGGTGGACAATCACACGGAACAAACCAACTCTACTGGTCTCAGAATGGACACCAAGCTGCTAAGCATCCATATCCTGGACAACCTTCTCCAATGTCGGTTACCAACTATGATACCGCACCATTCTACAATTCTGGTGTAATTAAGAGTTTCGGTAATCCTGGTGGAGCATATCAACCAAACCCAACTTCCTACTGCGGTGGCGGTGGTGGTGGTGTCGGTGGCACTGGCAGACCTAGTACCACACCAGGACATGGTAATGGTGGAGCTGGATTTGAATGCACCTGGACCAACGGCACCTCTGAGTGGTTAGCTGGTGGTGGTGGAGGTGGTGGAAACTCCTCTGAACCATCAGGTGATGGACACAGTGGTGGTGGTAGAGGTTATGGATCTACCCCAACCCATAGTTACACTAACCCTTATGTAAGTTACAACCAGAAGACATCTGCACCATACGGAATGACTGATATGGATGCTAAACCAGGCACTGGTTCTGGTGGTGGTGCTGGTTCTTACTGGGCATGGGGTAATGCTACTCACACCGATGGTCGTGGTGGACAAGGTGGATCAGGTCGTGTTATCATCCGTTGGAGAACGGCTTGATCTACAACCATTAATTAACTAATAAAGGAGATCTAAAAAATGGCTTATTACGACGACGGAGAAGAATCTCTAATCAAAAGATATGGGAGAAATCCAATTCCTGAAAATAGGGGGGATGCAATCGCATACTATGATAAAAGAGCCGAGGAGTATCCAGACCTTGGAGAACAACTTGATGACCTCTATAAGCAAGGTGCTTTTTCTCCAGAAATGACTGCTAGAATTAGAGCAGTTAAGGATAGATATGCAAAAGAAGATGCCGCTGCCCTTCAAGCAAGAATTGATGCTCATGAAGCAGCTCATGCTGCTTTCGTTGCAGAGCAAGAAGAAATTAGACAGAGAGAGGAGGAAGAAAGATTGGCAGATAAATTGAGGATGGAAAACGAAGCTTTAGAAGAATACTATCAAAATCATCCAGAAGAAAGGAAGTAAATTTGAATTTTTTGTTATGAGAAATTATGAAATTCATCCCATTTTCCCACAATCAATATACTATGCACCAAATGTTTGTTCTGATATTTTAAAAGATCTAGAAATAGAATCTAAAAAAATACAAGAGCAGTATGGAACAATGAGATCTCCAACATTGTTTGTGGATTCTTGTTGTTGGTCGGCAAATCTAAAAAATATAAAACCTTTTGATCTGTTAGCAGATAATATTAAACAGCATGTAGCAAACTATGCTAGTGAGTTGGGGTATGGTGTTACACCAGAATCAATTCACATTGATAATATGTGGTTTAATATAAGCAATGAGGGAGATTTTAATTTCCCTCATTCTCATGGTGATTGTCATTTTTCTGGGGCATTTTATGTAAAAACCACACCAGAAAATAGTATAATTTTTTATAATAGTCAGCACTTTAATGGGCAAGTTCCACCAATTATTTCTGAAAGATCTAATCCACTATCACATTCTCAAATTGAATACAATTGTGTAGAATCTTCTCTCATGGTATGGAGAAACTACATGGTTCACTCTACTCCTAGGCAGATGGGAGATGGTGAAAAAATAGTCATCTCTTTTAATACAGTGATTAAAAGAAATTATGATGAATAAATTTGAAATACCAGTAACAATATTAGAAAATTTTTTTCCAGATCCAAATTTTTTAGTTGAGTACTCTAAAACACTAGACTATACATCTGCCTCAGGAAACCATAATTTTCCTGGGGTTCGTTGTAAAATAGAACAAAAAAATCCAGAATTATTTTCTTACATAATCAATTCTGTATTGTCTTTATTTGTGGAGATAGATGACGAGACAAGATGGGAAGCATCTCTTGCCTTTCAGATAACAAATTCTGAACTAAAAGAGGGATGGATTCATCAGGATGATGGTTCTGTTCTTGCTTTTATTTTATATCTAAACGAAAATCCAGATCCCAATTCTGGCACTAGTGTTTTTGAAAGAAAATTTTATGATGATTCTATAGAAACAGAACAGACGAAACAATTAAAAAGGGCAACACACAGGGGAGAGTTGCCCCTTGATGATAATTATTTTGATCATTTGAGGAGATACAATTCTCAATTTGAGGAAACGATAGAGGTTAAAAATAAGTTCAATAGATTATTAGTGTTTGATTCTAACACCTATCATGGAGTTAAAAAATTTGTTGACAGCAGATTAACCATGGCTGGATTTATCTACAAATTAAATGGTAAAAAATATTACTGAAAGCACATTTGACATTGAGAAAAATCTGATATATAATATGTTGAAAATGTTATTTGGGAATGTCTTTTATTACGACGTGGTATCATACTGATCTACCAAAGACTGTTATTAGTGAATTGGTAACTGATTTGGAAAAGTTTGATAAGTCAGCAGAGCAATCTAAACTTCACGGTGACGAAGTAGATGAAGTAATTCGTAATAGCAATAATGCATGGATTCCAACTACACATTGGATTGGTGGTTGGCTTTGGCATTATATTCAGAGAACTAATAGAGAAAACTTTTGCTATGATTTGACTGCCATTGATGCTGAAAGTTTACAGTACACACAATATGGTGCAGGTCAATTTTATAAGTGGCACACAGATGCCAGTATTGAAATCATGTATAAACCAAAATTAATTCATGGTTCTGGCATGAGTATGGCAGAGGATCAAATTAATTTGAGGGGTGAGTATGTAAGAAAACTTTCTTTTACTTTGCAACTTTCTGATCCAGAAGAATATACTGGTGGTGAAGTTCAATTTATGGATAACTCTGGTAAAACCTACTTTGCACCTAAGCAACGTGGAACTTTAATTCTATTTGATTCTCGTGCTCAACATAGAGTTCGTAAAGTTAAGTCTGGTTTACGTAAGAGTCTTGTTGGTTGGGTTGTTGGTCCTAGGTGGAAGTGATGAAAAAGTATGTATCAACTGGTGGTGTTTATGAAGATGGTTATGTAAAAAATACAAAACCATATAGAGCAGTTTGTGAGCACGAAGAGTTTGAGAAAAATGGATACCTTTCTCTTCCAGGACTCATTGCTGATCCAGAAAGTTTAAAGGTTGAAGTTCCAGAGGAACGTGGGCAAATTAATTTTCATAACAATAGATTTGATAAGTATACATATGATCCTGTAGAAACTCAGGTTGTTGGGTCCCTAGCACGATATAATATCCCTACCTATAAAGAACTTCATTACTTAGTTAAGGGATATCTGGAAAAAAATCTTGGGATGGATCTTCATCCTACTTATTTTTATGACAGGTTTTACTTTGTTGGACAGCAACTAAAGCGTCACAGTGATCGTCCTGCCTGCGAGGTTAGTGTAACACTACAAATTAGTTCTAATCATCCTGATGATCCTTGGCCAATTTGGTTTGAACGTCCAGATGGAACTGAGTCTTACGCATTGATGAATGATGGTGATGCTGTAGTTTATAAAGGATGTGAGAGAGAACATTGGCGTGATCCACTTCCCTCAAAATACAATAAAGCACAGAGACTGTGGAGAAAAGTAAGAGGACTTGCTGACGATACTTACCACCACCAAATCTTCTTGCATTATGTTGATGCAAATGGTCCATTTTGTCACATGGCAGGTGATTCTTACAAAGGATGATGGATTTAAAAAGATTTGTTAATGCTCCACCTTTGACACCTTATGCACCACGGTGGGATTTTACTATCGCAAATACCTTAATTGAAGACATTGATTTAGAAAAACTAACAGATACCATCTTAAAAAAAGAAAGAGGTATTAAAAAAATTAAATTAAGTTATGATGATAAGGGGAGAGTGTTTGATGGGCAGACTGGGTTAGGTAAAAACAGTACAACATCAAGATCAAATAGTTATAATTTGTTGTCTTGGGATACTGAGGAAACCAATAAGTTAAAGCAAAAGATACTTGAGGGTGTTCTTTTATACAATCAAGCTTTGGATAATCCAGTCCCACCTGAACTCTGGGTTCAGTGTTGGGTTAATGTAATGAGATTTGGTCAAAGAATAAAACCTCATCTTCATTGCGTTGAACCTCAAACCTATCTGAGTGGACACTTTATTGTTCAATGTAAAAAAAGTTCAACGGTTTACATTTCTCCTGCTAATCAAATCAATGATCCATATGAAATAACATATGAAAACAGTCCTGGATCAATGACAATTTTCCCATCATATATTCCACACTACACTACTACTCACTACTCATTTACTCCTAGAATATCAATTGCATTTGATGTTGGATTGGTTAAAGAGAAGGATCATTTTATTAAACTTAGAGGCACTTAAATGACTTACAAAACAGATAATATTGTTATCGTTGGTGGAGGATCCGCAGGATGGATGAGTGCCACTACTTTAATTTCTCTATTCCCCAATAAGAATATTACTCTCTTGGAGAGTCCTAAAGTACCTACCATTGGAGTTGGTGAAAGTACCATTCAAAACATTCGTGGTTGGTTAAACATGGTGGGAATTCATGAAACTGATTTCATGAAAGATTGTGATGCCACTTACAAATTAAGTATTAAGTTTACGGATTTTTATAAAAAAAATTCTGGTGGATTTCATTATCCTTTTGGTACAGTTCATATTCCACCAGTTGCAAATAAACATGGATTAAATGCTTGGTTCATTAAGAAAGCACTTCATCCAGAAACTCCTGTAGAGGATTACTGTAGAAGTTTTTATCCACATACACCTCTCTTTGAAAAAAATAAGATCAGTAAAAATGAGGATGGAAGTTTTGGCATATTTAATTTAAAAACAGACTCCGCATTTCATTTAGATGCTGTTAAGTTTGCAAACTGGTTGAGAGATAAGTTTTGTGTCCCTAGAGGTGTTAATCACATTAGAGGAACTGTAACTAAGGTCAACACTGACTCTGATGGTGTGAGTGATCTAGTTTTGGATGATGGTACTGTTATCACAGCAGATTTGTATGTTGATTGTACGGGATTTAAAAGTTTGTTACTTGGAGATGCTCTGAAAGAAACTTTTGTTTCATACAAAGATAATCTTCCTAATAATAAAGCATGGGCAACTTCGGTTGAATATAAAAATAGAGAAGAGCAGATGAGGAACTACACCAACTGCACTGCTTTAGAAAATGGATGGGTATGGGAAACTCCAACCTGGTCCAGAGTAGGAACTGGGTATGTGTATAGTGATGAGTTCACAACAAAAGAATATGCTTTATCAGAGTTCAAACAATATCTCTCAAAGTATTATGACAATGTTGAGGATTGTCATTTTAGGGAAATTGATATAAAGACGGGAATCCATGAAAGGATTTGGGTTAAGAATGTAATTGCAATTGGATTATCTGCAGGATTTATTGAACCTCTAGAGAGTAATGGTCTCTATACAGTCCATGAGTTCCTGACATTCCTCACTAGATTTTTGTACAAAGATCATGTAACCAGATATGATCAGGACATGTATAATAGAATGGCAACAGGAACATTTGATAACTTTGCCCAATTTGTCATGCAACACTATGCCTTGAGTAGTAGAACTGATAGTGACTATTGGAGAAATATCTCTAGAAAATGTTTTGATGATAGAGTTTGGAAAAGAACTCCAGTTGCTAGTATTGGTGGTTTTTCTGATTTTGCTGATAGGCATATGAATACAAGAGAGCATGACCCAAGACATGGAGTTCACTGCATTTCAACTGGTTTAAATTATTTTCCCATTGATATTCAGATGATTAAACATCAGGAAATGTATGATGGTGAAGGGTTTTATGAATCAATGGTTCAAGAGTGTGACAAAGTTTGGGATTACTTAAAGTATCAATCTTCAGTCGCTGCTGATAAATGTCCATCTCATTATGAATATCTAAAGAACACCATTTACAGTGAATAAAATGAAAGACATTTTTACATTCAAACTTGAAACTCACTCCAGAGTAAAAGAAACTATCCTCAAAGAAATCAGTTCTGCAGATGCAACTTCATCAGAATCTGCTGGTGATAAAATTTTTAGAACCGATTTTTACAAAGGGATTGGTGATGATCAGATGGAAATTTTAAAAGATAGAAAATATTTTTGGATTCTTTGGAATGAATGTGGTGATTTCTTTGATGTTTTTAGGGAACAATATTGTGTTAAATCATCTAGAATAACGAACCTCTGGTTCCAACAATATTTAAATAATGATGTCCATGACTGGCACGTTCATGCAAACTCAAACTTATCTTTCATATATTTTTTAGAACTTCCTGATAGCAAATATGCTACCGAGTTTTTTGATTATGAAAAAAGACAGGTATTTAAACCAAACATTTCAGAGGGAGATATTGCCGTGTTTCCCTCACATATTATTCATAGGTCACCTCCACTAAAGGCAAATGCTAGAAAAACTATTATCAGTTGGAACATGTCGTTAGATCTTGTTGATACGAACTTGATGTCATAAATATCTAAACGAGCATTTTGCAAGTAATAACGTGGCTGTAGGCAAACTTGGTTCTTTAGTTACGACTAATCCCAAACCAGTAGGAATTTTTACATCTACCAATTTCAAAAACGTTTCGGTATATGTAAATAATCAAACCAATGAGACTGTAAGGTACTCGGTTGGTGTATCTACTGATGCGTCTACCATTCAAGATCAGGAGTATATTCATAAGTTAAGTCCAATTGGTCCGTTAAGTGTAATTGAACTGACCGATCTTTATATTGATTCTGGACAGACATTAGTAGTTCAATCATCTGTTGCTGGTGTTTCTTTTGTAGCTCTTGCTGCCGAAAGCAGTGCATCTGTTGGGTATGGAAAGAGTGATTCTGTACTCATCACCAGTTCAACAAAAGGAATAAATCAAACTCTCTCCACACCGACTAGAGATATTATCTACACACTTGCTGTTGGTAATCAGTCTTACGATGATGCCAAAGTTTATGTTGGAGTGGCAGACAGTGCTGGTAATCTAGACAATGGATGGGTTATTTTTGCTCAGACATTGACTCCTGGTGGTAATTTTACAATCAATGATCTGTACGTAGGAGACTCTCAGAGCATTGTTGTTAAATCTAACATTGCTGATGTCAGTTTTGCTTCTCTTGCTAAAGTTCCATCGGTATCTAATTTAGATTCTGTATTACAATCTGGAAATACTAGCAGTCTGGGAATGTCTGTAGGTGTAGTTACATCCACAACATTTAAAGGACCACTCACTGGTAATGTCACTGGTGAAATTAATGGCATTGCTCTTTCATCTAATATCTCTGGAATTCAAGTTGTTGGTGTCGTAACTGCAACAACACTCCAAGGTAACTTAGTTGGAAACGTCACTGGTGATGTTACTGGTAATGTAACTGGAACTTCTAGCGGGTTAACAGGAACTCCAGATATTAATGTCAATAATATTAATTCAGTTGATATTAATGCTTCCGATCTCAATGTTCTTGGTATTACAACCTCTGGTAACTTTGTCGGAGTTGGAACTAGATTGTCTGGACTTTCTTCTGTAACACCTGGTCAATATGGAAATGCCACTGCTGTCGCACAGATTACTATTGATGATAGTGGAAGAGTCTCGGAACTTACAAACGTTCTGATTTCTGGTGGAGGTGGTGGTGGAACCGAAATTATTGTTTTTGATAGTAATTCACTTGTCGGTACTGCGGGCACAATTAATTTTGGTGATGGATTAACAGTAACAAACGTATCCTCTGGTCTTGTAACTGTAACTGCTGGTGCAGCATCTACAGCAGAATTGAGATCCAATACACTTGTTGTCTCTGGTGTTTCTACCTTCTCTGGAATTACAAATGTCACTGGAGAAACACTTGCTGTAACACAGATCAATGCTAGTGGTGTAGTAACTGCAACTTCTTTTAGTGGTTCAGGTGCAAATTTAACTTCATTGACTGGTGCAGCAGCTGCCACATATGGAGATGCTGGATCCGTTCCTAACATTACTGTTGATTCTAATGGTAGGATCACTGGTATTACGACTTCTGCGGTAAATGCTGGTCTCCAGAATATTGTTGAAGATACTTCACCACAACTTGGTGGAGATTTGGATCTGAACAGTAGTGATATTACTGGTACTGGTCAAGTAAATATTACAGGTGTTACTACCGCAACAGGATTCAGATCCAACTCTACTGTTGGTGACGGTAGTGACGTTGGATTCGCACTTAAGTATAATATTACTGCTAATGGATCATCTGCATATAGGTGGGCTGGACCTGGAGTTTTGAATACTACAGATAATCCACAAATTTACATGCACAGAGGATTTACATATATTATTCAAAACTCTGCTGGTGGTGCTCATCCATTGGAATTAAGAACTTCTGTTGGAGGATCTGCATATACTCCTGGAGGAAGTTTCTTAACTGGATCAACAAGTGGAACTCAAGTCTTGACTGTTCCATTTGACGCACCAAGTACAATTTATTATCAATGCACCATTCACGCTGCTATGGTTGGTGCAATTAATATTGTGACCTAATTTATCTATTATAAATTGTACTGTGTTGCTGTAAATAAATGAAAGCTGTTGTTTACACTAAAGAAAATTGTCAGTGGTGTGACCGAGTAAAGTATCTTCTCGGTCATCTGAACTTTGAGTACGTTGAATATAAGTACGAAGAGGACTTTACTAAGGAGCAATTCTACAAAGAGTTTGGTGAGGGTGCTACCTTTCCACAGGTTTCTATCAACAATCAATATATCGGTGGTTGTAAGGATACCCTCCAGTATCTTCAAGAGCAGAAGATGCTATAATGTGATAAATAAATTTAAGTTATGGAGGAACATCACACACTTTAAGTAAGGTGGTTGTTCCGTGTGAGGAACAACCGAATAGGAAGTTCCAGGAGAACGAAAATGTTAGCAGTCAGTCTTGTTTTTGGAACGTTAGTTGCGTTCATGGCTTTTTTTCTTGGTGGTATGGTAGGATGGACAGCAAGGGAGTACTTGTTGTATAATTCTACAGAGCAACCTACTTTACACCCAGAAATGTATGACGAGAACGGAAATGTTCTTGCTGATTCATTGATTGCATTTAAATTTACTGATTATGATGAAGATTTTGAAGACGAAGATTAATTATTTTGGAGTTTAATCATGGCTAAATTACCCCCCAATCCCCTTGTAACCGAAGTATTTCAAAAGGTTTCAAACGCAAAGACAAAAACGGAAAAGATTGCTATCCTGCAGGAGTACAGATCTCCTGCTCTCATCCATCTTTTCGTTTGGAACTTTGATGAGACCATTGAATCTGCACTGCCTGACGGTGAAGTTCCTTACACCCCCAATGATAACAAAACTGGTGAAGGTGTAAGCAGATTGAACAGTCAGTATAGAATTCTCTACAACTTTGTGAAGGGGGGTAATGATTCTCTCAACACCACTCGTAGAGAGTCTATGTTTATTCAGCTTCTGGAATCACTTCATCCTGATGAAGCTGAGTGCTTGTGTACTGTAAAGGATAAGCAACTTGGAAAACGATACAAAATCACCCACAACACAGTTAAAGAAGCCTACCCAGACATCGTTTGGGGATCTCGTGGCTGATATGAAACCTTGGACTGAAGAAGAAATTCTTTGGTGTAAGAAAAAATATGGATGTCAGTTGATTCATCAGAATGCGAATGCAGTTCAACTTTCTGATACATCACTTCCAAACGATTGTCTTAAAGTAACATACGAAATTGATGGCACCATTCTCTATGACTTGACTAGAAGTAGTAAGAGAGTGAAGGTCTTTGATATGTACTGGGATAAGTTCCGTCAGGGTCTCAAGAGTATTGACTGGGGTCCTGGCAGAGCTAATCCAAAATTGTGGGGTGAAGAACC